GGGCATGGAACTGCATGACTCGACTGGGAGGGGTGGGGGTGTCTGAGGTTTGGCGAACAAGCTCGTACAATGCTGGAAAGTCATGCATCGCCACATTCCCCAGAGTCACGAATTCGCAGAAGGTTTGTGGGTATTCGTTCCTCTGTCTCCTGATGTACGACTCAACTTCCTCGCCTGTCTTCTCGCGCATTCGCTCCCGCGCACGGGCGTACGTGTCAATGTGGTACACTTCAGGGTGGGTTCGCATCGTTTCGTAGAGAAAATCGTATGGGAGGCATTTGGCCGTACAATCTTCCCATTGCCTGTGCGATGGATGTCTTGCGCAGAGGGTATCGAATTCCTCGTACCTAAGAATCGGCTTCCCATCCTGAAGATAATACTCAGGGGTGACTGGTTCGATGAAGATGCAGTCTGAATCAATGTGGCAGGTGAACTGTGATTTCCCACATCTCCACTGGTCCGTTGTCATCACCATGTACTCGTGATGCAGGAATCCTGCCCCGGGCCATTCATCCATCTCCTTTAGGCGTATGGTCGATTTGATGTCCCACCTTGGAAACAGTCCCATCAACATGGGCATATCCCTTTTCGGAATAAGGATTGTTACCAACTCAAACCCACTGGCGAACTTGTCGATGGATTTAAGACAGTATTCCAAGTACACGAAGTCCCGGGCGAATGTGACGATGATGATTTCCATGATTATTTGTTTCTGGCTCTTAGGAGTCTGATTATTGAGTCGTCTTTACAACGGTGGAAGGCAACCGCATTGGGAGGAATCTGGTTAAGTAGTTGAGGGGTGACGTTGACAGGAATTGACCCTTCTCCGTGAGGGTGGAACCCACCATCCCGCACTACCCATACGTGGTAAATCAATGGACTGGCATCGGCCATATTCCCGTCCATTTCTCCCCGCATCCCTGTATCGAACGCATCACTATTGTCCTGCCTCAAGCTGGGGCACAGTGAATACGTGTTGGGAGGATAAACCGATGTCCCGTTCATGTGCCCCATCTGTGGCACGATTGGCCCAAAGAACGCCTTCCCTGCCCGTTCGTAGGCTCGTTGGAGAATCGACATGAACCCGGGCTTCAGTGCTGTCATGTCTGCTTCCCACCAAATCCACGGAGTCCTGATTTCTGTTTCAATGAATCGCGCTACATGATTGAAGCACTCCTTGGAAGCGACGATGACGTAATTGGTCCGTGGGTTCGGGTAATTGAGAATGCTGACTGACCTGAACACCACCTTCGCAATGTCCCCGATTCGGGCCACGTCTGGTTGTGGGGTATCGTGATCGAAAGCGATGACGGCATGATGATCCCTGGCCCCACCCAATTCTCCCATCCACGAAATCTGTTTGAACATCAGGCCAGCGTCCTTCCTGCAAAATGGCAGGGCTACCGTAATCAGATTGCCCACATCCTTGCGCTTACCACCACCAGTCACATCGTCAGAAACCCATGTTCTTTCGCCTGTGGGAGCGTAATCATCGGACTGGGTGCAGTCAGACAGGAAATGCAGATGTCCCGCATTCAAGCAACGGACTGCATTGTATTCATCCAGTTCATCAGCCACCGTGTTGTAATCACGGGACAGCTTGTACTGATGCAGGAAACCAGCGTGGGTTGTGCGATGCTGAATAATCTCCAGCACAGCCCCATTGAACGACAGGTTGCCCGGCAATTCCCACCGGGTCTGAGGCTGGTAAAACTTCCAGCCATTGGGGGGGAATTCGTGTCTGGATTTAAGGCGGGCCATACTACCAGTCATCGACAGACTTCCTGATTGATTCAATCAACTGGGCATCGGACTTGATGGATGCAAGAGTCTCAACTTCTGGCATCGGAACAGTCATTGAATTCAACTGTTTCAGCAATTCAAGCAGTGTCCCATCCTTATTCCTGTGAAATATCACAGCATCCTTGTGAATTGATTCCAGCGTGAACGTATTGGGTGGGGATTCAGACGTACGGGCAGCAGCGAAGGTGGGAGGCATCCCCATAATCCCCCAGAAATGATGAATCAATTTGGTGTGGGCACAGTTCTCAACCAAGAATCGTGCAGCCTCAACGTCCCATGCGTACTGGGTTGTGGTGAAATGCTCCAACTCTTCCTTCGCATCAGCCGGATACACCCCGATCCCAGACATCAGCCTGTTGGGCAGTTGAGGGTTGTCGCAGACGTACACGTTGCCCATGTACCGCTTCCCACAGGCTGTGTATTCCTTACGGATTGCGTCCAGCCAGCCACGTTTGAGCGGAATTGCGTCTGGTTCAAGCCAGATCCACGGGCCAGATTTCTTATCATCTGCCATGCTTAAGGCCATCCTTAACAGAGAATTTGAACCCTGTGGCCATCCGTGAACCGGGGGCCATCCAGACATGATTTTGGACAGCATGGACATTGATTCGATGTATTTGGGATCAGTTCCAGAATCACAAATAGCAATCAGCTTCGCATCACCAATCCCACCCAATTGCCCAATCCACTTGACCAGATCAATAGCCAAGTGTGCGTCTCCGTTGTGGAAAGGAATTACGACATTCATGCGAATTGTTTGTCTGGCTTCCAGTACGATTCGTGCTCAAGCCCAAGTTTTCGCAATTCTCTTCGAGTCTTCTGAACGGTTCCTGAAGATTTGGCCTTATCACACATGAACACCCCCTGCCAACACGAAGCCTGAAGGCATTCCGAACAAACGGTCACTAGTCCAACCCTGTGTCTCTTACTCATGCTTTAATCGAATTCTTTACGGTTTTGTAACTGAATGGCTGATCGTTGGTTTCAATGATACGAATCTCACGAATGATGCTTCCAGTATCACGACAAATTCTTGCCATCAGTTCATGTACTTCTTGCCATCCATCGGCAATGATTTGCTGTTCGTGAACCTCTGGCTGTTCGTTATTCCCACTGATCGATGCCTCAACTTTATAGATTCGTATCATGCTTTTTCTGATTCGCCCACCACCCAACACCGTTCATTCGCATTCGTCAGCACAGTCTTCAATTCAGCAAGCGTCTCTGCACTGGTCCCTTTGATGATGTGCTTGAATGGAACCACAACCTTCAGTGGCAGGTAGCAATCGCATACCTGGCACGTTAACAGCTTCCCTTCCTGTTCAACAGGTGGGGACAATTGATGCTTCCATGCGAGCAGCGCCATGATCTTCTTGGCTGCCTTGGCTTCCAACTTCTGAATCCAACCCGGGTCTGCATTCTGTGGGCAATGCAGGCAGACTGCTGCACGTTTGTTCGACAGTTCAGATGCGACAGGCATCCCACCTTCCCCCAGCCATTCAGCCAGCAATACGGCAGCAGCCTTAGCGTTTTCTGCGGCCTCCGCAACACCCTGAACCCGCTGCTGGAGGCGGGCCGGGATCGAAAGTTGTGGAGGCATCTTGGGGTCCGACTGGTCCTCCGTAATGAACCCCGTCCACCCACCCGCAACCATTCTGGCCGCATTGAACCTGTCCAGTTCGTCTGCAATGACGTTCCTGTCCAGTGACAGGTTGTGTTGTGCAGTCAGTCCGGGGTTGCCTTTCCGGTAATCATAAATCTGTTGAACCGTCACGTCGAAGGAGCGGGACAGATCAACGGGCAATGAGTGTTGAGTTTGAGGTTGGTAAAATTGAAAGCCATGTGGGATTTGGCTGGCTCTGTTGCGTAATCTGGGCATATCACTGATTAGGCAATTCAAGCCAGTAGAATGCATCTCGCTGCCTTAATTGCCATTGGGGTTTTGTTTTTCGCCATGTGGGGACAGGAATTCCATTGCTTCGGATCATTTGCAAATTATTTAGCTCTCGCGTTAATGGAACTTCAAGAGAACGCCTATCCTTCCAATAGCTCCAATTTGTAATGCATGAACCAGACTTGTTGTAAACCCATCCCCCATATTGTGGGGCACCCATGTTCATCCAATTTGTCAGGAACAGATTGGTGATTGAATAATCAACAGCACAGAACAGGTTCGCATTAGGAACCCTGTCCACCCACGACCTTACGGCTGCTGGTGATGGAGACTCGCACGGAAACAATACGATCCCCTCAATGTCTGGGTAGTCCTGCTTCAGTGGAATCAAATGATCCATCAACATTCGGTCCATCGGTGGGCAATTAACGCTTCCGACAACTATAATTACGTTCTTCCCATCCGTATTGTGAACGATCCCGTAAACATCCCTGAATTCCATTGAGCAAGCGACAACAGCAATCAGGGCCATCCATATCACCAGTGTAGTACGCATGATGGATGATTGCATGAACGTGACAGGATTTGAAGCCTATTCAGTTTTGGTCTGTTCCTGCTTCCTGCCTCGATCAATTCCACGCAGCAAGGTCTGCAATACCCCAACAGCATTCTCCCCGAAGTTCAGGGTATCGACCTCTTTATGGCAACACATCATCGTGTCGATCTTCCCCTCCACATGATCCCCGTAAATGATGATTACGTTGTCCACCCCTAGAAAGTTGGCCATCTTCTCTGTGATCTTGTCCCGTTCTTCGTTGGAAATCTTTCTCATTGGATTCGTTCGATGATTATTTCAGTCCCTTCTTCTTCTCGTGTGCGGGCCTTTTTAGAGACAATAACGCCTTCGAGGACTTGCCAGTTGTCGTCAGGTATGAGCGCAGCGATAACGAGGCAATCTTGAAGCTCTTTACAAGCGATGTTGTCCCAGTCCATTGGTCGAGTGGCATAGACTGTAAACTTGACACGATAGCGGACTGTAGCGCCTGTGCTGCCCTTTGCTTCTCTACGTGCTTTACCCGCCAGTGGGTTCCGCGTAATCGGTTCTGGCTGGGGGGAAGATGACCTTTGAGCCACAGCCTGATTCCTTCGCAGGGTACTGGGGGAGGCACCGGGAAAGAATCGTTTGAGATCATCCGGGGAAATCGTTTCCACTACTGCCCCTTCTCCTGAACCTTAACCATCCTCTTTATTTCCTGCATACAGCGTTCCATCAACATCTCAAACCGTGATTCAAAATCACCAGTCTCAATCGGAATTGAAATGGTATGGGCAACCCCATCAACAAGCGCATCAACCCGTAGTTCCTTCATCGAATTTTGCAGATGCCAAGGTTCAATCGTAATTCTCAGTCTGGTCAGTTTCATTTCTTCTGATTGTAAAAGAACATTACGTTTTTCTTCCAATTACGATGCCCCTTCGCATCAGCCTCTTCTGGACAGTAAACCCGTGCTGTCGCTTCGATCCAGGGCAAGTCAGGCCGTTCACTCAACGCACGAGTCAAAGTTCTGCGGGCAATCGCACGACCATGACTGGGTGAATTCACCCGTACTGTCGTAATGCCGTATGGAACACGAGCCTTCTTCCCTCCCTCTGCCTTCCACACCGCATCCAAGAGCCTGTCCATATCAGGGGATGCCTGAATTGGGAGGGCTGCCAGCAGTAGGGCGAACAATGGAGCAATACGTATCATTGCAGAACAATCACGATGATTTGGACATGGGTACGTTCAGGCACATTGACAGGCTCAGGAGTTTGGTTCAATGGGTTCTGTTTGCAGACGAAACGATTCACACCATGACGCACTTCTTCCAGCGGGGGCCACGGGCCAAGACGCCAACCGTTTTTGCTATTCATGCTCAACCACGCAATCATCTGCGATTAAATCGCACATCCAACTTGACAGGTCAAGGATGAACGTGCAAGGTTGCACAGTCAGGAATGAACAGAATAAAAGGAACCATGTGAGCATGTGTGCCGCCTGCGGGAACGGACTTCAGTACAACAAGCTTGAGGTTGTTGAGTGCGAAACCCTCAAGGAATTGATGGGCAAGCACGAGAACAACTTGGTTCTGGTATCCCGCGAACTGAAACTGTCTGTATCCACCCTAAAACGCAAGCTACTGAAGCACGGCCTGCGTGAACGTGGAGTGCCCCTTCCCGGTCGCAGGGGTGGGCATCCGTGTAGGCATGTGGTGAATGGGGAACGGGTTGAACCATCGTGAATTTATGAGGGTGTGGCAGAACGCAAAATGCACTGTTCGGTGTGTAGGTCTTGTCGGGAGTCCAAACGAACAGCTTCCAGTGGCGAACCAGACAACCACTGCGATTGCAGGTTCAAATCCTGCCACCCTCGCCACTTTTCAATGAACGCAGCCCAAATCACAAAAGCATTGCAAACGGTGGGTGAAAAGACCCAATTCAATTGCAGTCCGGGGCTTGTCGTTTTTAACGGATCATCTCCACAATTACGCGAGAGACTGTTCGGACTGGATCATTCCCACCATCCACTAGTTGGTAAATTAACCATCTGGGGAGAGTGGTTCTACCAAAAGTCCATGGCGAATAGCCGCAGTGCTGGCGCATGGCTGGTTGTCAGTGGTCCTGTAGGCACAGGCAAGTCCACAGTCTCCCGCAGACTGGCCCGTGCGCTGTCTGCGATGGCCGTAGACGCATCTTTAGGGGGATGGGGTGGGACTGTCCCTTCGGTCTGGAGGGGGGCGTGGGCAAGCATCTCTTCGCACGACAAGAACAGTGAATTCGAGGATGCGATTACTGACCTGAAGACTGCCCACATCGTATTCCTGGATGACGTAGGGGCTGAAGTGGATCGGTTCAAGCAGGGGGAGACGACTTCACGGTTGTGCAGGGTACTGGATATTTGTCAGGGGAAGTGGTTGTTCATCACGACCAACCTGGACAAGCCCATGATTGCGGCCAAGTACGATCATCGGGTGCTGGACCGCATGAACATGGCGCACTGGTGCGATTTGGCAGGGATGCCATCATACAGGCCGAAGATTCCACAGACAATATGACACCGAATCATTTAATTGGGGTTCCGCCCCTAGCGCTTGTAGCTGCTGCCGCAAGTCAGGCTGAAACACGACCCACAGCGGGGGTTCGGTGTCTCCCTTCTCAACTCACCCCCGAACAACCCGCCGCATCACTTCACCTGTGCGCGTACTGCAACAATCCAGTCCCAAATGGGAAGTTCGTTCATCAGTCCTGTGAAGACAGGCACGATGAACGGGAAGAACAGGCTGATTCAGTACGAAGAGACGACCTGACTGACGGTGGAAGCGAAGGCGAATGGTAATTATGAAACGAACCAAAACAAAACCCACATCAATCCACACCGCACTCCGGGTGTGGGACAAAGCGTACAATGCCCACCAGCAAGACCTGAAAGCCAGAGGACCAGCCATGCTGGATACGAAGAGGCTCAAGCTCTTGCTGGCTCAGAAGGAAGCATTCATTGAACTGAATGCGATATTCCACAAGCATATCCATGCGTGATCGGGAACAACGCGCCCGAATCAAGCTGGAGGATGGGAGTGTCATTCACTGTACCGCCAAAGAAATCCCCCTGCTGGTTGAATATCGTGTGAAAGCACGAATGGACATCTCCATGTTTCAAGAGGCATACTTCCAGTTGACCGGAAACACTTTACCGGCGCGTTAGACCTGTAGGCGCTAGTGCATTAGCGGACAGGAGGCGTTGCCGGTTTACCTTTTATGAATCGTTACGAAACACCCCGCACTGTCTGGGACCCGATGATTCCACCCAAGTGGTGGGTCAGAATGGTGTGCAGGAAACGAAGAATGCGAAGGGCTAAATGAACCTGCGTAATGTCTCAGCCAGATTGCAACGCTTCTTGGCCAAAGGGGAGGGTGGGTTCTTGCAGTACTCACTCATGGACATGCCACGATCTGCGGCAGCCTTCTTCAGTGCCCCGGGGTGTTTGATGGCTCCCTGAATCCATTTCTTTTTGTCTTTCATGCAAAACACAACTACCACCCTAAAATGATTCTGTCAGCCCCTAAAGCACTGACTGCGGATGATCGGATGCCGTTCGGACCCTTCAAAGGGGAACGGATGAAGGATACGCCTAAAAGAAAAGGATACTGGACTGGAAAACATCTCTCTGCTGAAACGAAGGCAAAATTATCAGCAGCATCTTCACTCTATAGACATTCTGAAGAATCAAAAGCAAAAATAGGGAATGCCCATCGTGGAAGAACAAAATCAGCAGAACAACGCGCGAAGATAAGCGCAACGCTGACTGGAAGAATCGTTCCACAATATCAAATAGACAAGATGCGGGCCTCTCTTGAGAGAACTAAAGTCCAACGGGCCATAAGCGCCAGCAAGACATTGCGAGGTCGTAAGAAATCTCCAGAACATAAAGCCAAAATAGCTGCCGCACTTAAAGGCAAAATACGAACACCAGAGCAACGCGCAAAAATCAGCATAGCGTCCCGCTTAAATAGATGTGGACATCATAAACGTACTCCAGAAATGCGTGCTAAAATGAGCGCATCAGCAATTAAATCAATTGCTGCAAAGGGGACCGATGCTCGAAAAAATACTTCCATCGAACGCGAAATGCAACGCCAGCTATCGCTGCTTGGTGTTCAATATGTTTCAAGCTGTCCAGTGGCTGGGTTCCTTGTTGATATTTACATTCCATCGCATGGAATAGTCATCGAATGCGATGGATGTTTTTGGCACGCTTGCGAACAATGCGGGCATCGGAAAAATCCAAATATGGTTGAAGTAATCAAAACCAAAGATAGGAACCGAGACGCTGCCCTGAAGCAAAATGGTTACACGGTTTTAAGGTTCTGGGAGCACGATATTAACACAGATTCTGCCAAGTGTGCTGCGGCAGTAATTAATCACATTAACGGAATCACAGTATGATCATTAAAGCCCCAGACCCAATAAATGACGATTTCAGGATGCCTTTCGGGAAATACAAAGGCGAAAGAATTGGCGATACTCCGGTCAAATATTTGCATTTTTTGTGGTCCCAACCCGGATTCGACCGCAAGAGTCCTGTGGGTTTGTACATCCAAAACAACCTGTCTGCACTGGAGACAGAGAATACGGATTTGATATGGACGCCATGACAGTCAACGTGTTGCTGTTCTTCATCACTGTTGGACTTGCATTCATCGTTTGGCTTGGGTTGAAAGATATATGACCATCCTCATTCCACTCTTCCTGTTGGCAGTTCCGTTAGCTATCATGGCATGGATACTTTGGGGCTTGAACCGGAAGCCCAAAGTCAGGTTAAACCCACAAGTGGGACAACCTGAACCAAAAACCCCGGATGAAGGACAAAAACGGACATGATCGAAATTAAGATAACGAACGAACAGAAAGTCCCAGTGACACTGGCCCCCGTGACCGCCACAGGTAAACCAGCCAAACTGGACGGCAAACCAGTGTGGTCAATTGAGAGTGGTACTTCCACATTGCAGGTTGCTGACGATGGACTGTCTGCATACTTGGTTTCCTCTGACACGCCGGGGGATACAGTCGTACTGGTAACGGCTGACGCTGATCTGGGCGAAGGGATTGAGGAAGTCTCTGACACGATCAAGCTGACTGTGGAAGGGGCCAACGCTGAGAGCCTGGGACTAAAGGCTGGACCCCCTGAACCTAAATGATCTTTTGGGATGGTGAGGGGGAGCGATACACGTATTAACCTCACCGGGAAATATGTGACGCGATGATCCCTCACTGTCCCTTCTGTTCGTGAAAAGAATCCAATTCAAACTGGAAGACGTTAAATGCAGCAAGTGTGGCAAGGCACACAATCTTGGAAATCATTCCTGCCCACACAACCAAAAGTCTGGCAACAAGGAGAATTGTGATTGTTGCCAGGAATGCCTGCATGACTGTTTACTGAAAGACTGATTATGGAACCACTCCTGATCATTACCAACGCAATCCTGCTACAAGTTTCTCAGGACACGAACCTGATTGCAGCAGGAAGGTTTTATCCCAATGGGCTGGAAGCCCCGTACATTCTGCATCACCCAAGGGTGGACACGAACCACACGATCTACTTTACCTACCAGTCGAATCGGTACTCATGGACGTTCAAGACTGAGCCAGGAGTACTGCAAACAAACGTGGAGATACGTACCCCCATCACTTCACCATAAACCGCATGATGGACAGGATTACGAGTACCAGGCCCACCACCCCCACTGCGTACCCCCATCCTCCCTTGATCCCCTGTCGTTCAGACTGGAGGGTGTCGATCTGGCGCTTAAGGTCTGCGATACGCTCATTCAACGAATTGACGATCACTTCGACTTCAGCCCGGGGCATGAGCAATCGTTGCTGGTCTGCCAAGGTGGCACGAAACTCATTGACCCCCTCCAAACGCCGCTCAATGGCTGTCTCTGCTTTCTGGACGGCTTTGTCTGCACTTGACATGGCCAGCAGGAAAGACTTCTCCAGGGCTGCGTGGCGCTCATTGTACCGCTTCTCCCGTTCATCCATGATCCCAAGTAATTCGTTCTTTGAATCCATTTTAGTATGATAGCCTGTTCATAATGAAAATACATCTCATCATCAAGTTCCTGCCCCTGCTGTTAATTGCAGGCTGCCAAACATCCACCAAAGTTAAAGTGGTACGTGAATCCATCATCCCGTACGTACTGGTGGTGAATGGGCAGACCAATGTGTTTTACGGAACCAACAAGCACAACGCATCCCTGGACCGATTGAGTTCTGGCCAGACCGTACAGTTGCAGGGACTGGAGTTCAATACGAATGGGACGTTCTCGCTAGGAGGGTATGCCAATGATGGAGGGGCAGCCACGATGGCTGTGTTCTTCAAGGGGATGTCTGACCTGTTCAGTCAACTGGCTGAAGCAATGGCCAAGGGTGGGGTGAAGGGGATGAAGGGTGGACTGTGAATGAACAAAACTCTCTACCATAATTCACCAGTCAAGTCCTGCCAAAATTGCGCGTATCGCAAGGGGTCTGGAACATTTGCTGTATGTACCATAAGTGGATTTTACTGCTCTGTCACTAGACGGTATGCCTATCAATCAACCTCACAATGCGATGTTAACTTCTCAGGCTGGGTCATGCGTAAACCCAGACGCAGTTTGAGGCAGTGGCTGTACGATACGTTCTGGGCCTGATTACGGATGAACGAGGGGGCCAAAAACCTTCCATCCCAACAACAGAAACAGGATGAACAGCAGTACGTGACTGACGATGGGCTGCATGGGAGCACGGGGAACAATTCCCCAAATGAACCACAGAATCATCAGAACAGCGAACAAGAGTGCGAAGCTCATGGGAGAAACTGAACACAATAAAAGCCAAGAGTCAATGCAGGCCGAACTGGAAGCCATGAAGGCAATTGGTCCTCAATTGTTTGAGGGTTGCGTAGATGCTCCCAAGCCTCAATACGACAATCCATTTGATGATCCTGCATACCAGCAATTCGTAGAAGAGATGGCTAAGGATTGTAAATGTACTCCGCTATCGAACAGGCCCTGTGATGGACTGTTGGCTGGGGGATTATGCGATGATCTGCATACAGACCGTGAATGTGATGATTACGAAAGAGACGAAGACGATGACTGAACCCCTCAACAACCACACCGCCAAACTGCTCATGTATCATGTCCACAAGATTGGGATGGACCTGACTGCATTTGAGAGCGCATTGCAGGGGACTCCTGCCAACACAGTAGCGATAACGAACTGTCTGGTAGAACTACAACTCAACATCAGACAGGCACAGCAGGAGATTATTGATTTGAGGGATGGGAAGGCAGACGCATGAACGATCCAGTTAATCATCCCAAGCATTACACAGCCCATCCATCCGGGGTTGAGTGCATTGTCGTCACTGAACACATGAACTTCTGCCTTGGGAATGCCATGAAGTACATCTGGAGAGCGGGGGAGAAGGGGAATACGGTGGAAGACTTGAATAAGGCTGTATGGTACTTGGAACGAGAAATTAGCAGACTTTCCAAGAAGTCAGACTGAAAACTTCGCTCTAGGATGGGCGTGGTGAGGTTTTTATGGATGGGGGAAGGGTGGAAGTGCGGAATGATGGTAAAACAGTATAGCGGTCGTTTTAGACTCAATATGACCAACATCGAATCACATCAGAAAACGAAACCCTACGCTTGTAGCTACTTCCATGATCAAGCTCGGTGGGCGCTGACAATCCATGCCTACAGTTGGAGCGACGCAGAGGCGAGATGTCGCAAGCTTGGATTACAACTGGACGGAAGATTCCTTGCCACTGTTCCGACCCGGATTGGGCTATTGGCAAGGATTATCTGTGCCATCAGGAATTTTCTACGGTGCGGGCCGACCGCCGACGAACTAATCCGACAGGGAAGAGAGGAATCCGATCCTTGTGAATAGGAAAAGGATGGGTAATTGACAGAACGCCCCCATTAGGGCACAGGTTGCAAAGTAGCACGTCCGCTAGCGTGGGACCCAGAGGGTAAACTGATGACGGGCCACGGACGATAATCAAACGCGTATGACCGACTAAGGCATTAGCCCTTACCGGCTGATGCTGAGAGAGTTCTGGGAATAAATACCCCAGATTTGCTGGTTCCAGCCCGGCTACCCCACGTTTACTCTGGGGGTGCTTTGCGGTAGCAGTCACGCCCGTAAGGGCCGGACTGTGGTTGGCTGGATGCCGGATCGACTGTGATTCTTTTAGGGGATAAAAACCCACAAGAATCTCTTGGAAAAAGTACTCCTGACTGACAGGGGAACCCGATCCAGTGTACACCTTATAGGGGGCAATTTCTCCCAAGAGTCCGTCCATCTCGATGATGTGTGTGCTGT